TTGAAAGTATGCGTACGTAAAACTTGCAACTTCTGGTTGCACTGCACCTTTAATTACAACATAGTTATTTTGTTGAAAAAAATTACCTTTTTCTTCTTGTTTCTTTTTTGCCATTTCTACTCCTATTTAAACGGAAATCCTAAATTCCAAATTACTAATGAATACCGTGTACCTTTTGTAACAGGGGCTACACGATGCCAAACAAATGAAGGAAATACTATTACTGATCCTTTGACTCTCGCTTCTTTTGAAGTTTGAATAATGGAGGTATCTTCATTTTTATTTCTTAAATTAAACTCTAAATCTCCACCTTCATACTCACTACCGTCTGCTAAAGACACGGTGACAGAAAGTTTTCTAATAAGACCGTCAGTAAAGTCTCTTGGTTTATTGTATGGTTTATTCCAAGAATCTTGATGCCAATCATAATGTTGTGACTCACGATATTTTGTAAATTGACAAGACTCAGAATGATGCCAATCAAAATTCCAACCTGCTTCTTTATTTGCTTGATGTATATAAGGTTGAACCTCACGATAAATCCATTGATCATTCATCCACGCAATTGATGAATTTCTTGTCTTATAAAGTTTAGAGACATCTTTTTGATCGGTAGGAACTTTACCATCATAGTCTCCCGTTAATGCGGTTTGTTCTGATTGTTGTTCTCCATAAGCAATGATGTCATCGCAAATACGAGGAGGAATAGCTCCTTGAAAAACATACCAATGATTTTGTAAATTCATTCTAACTCCTTCTGTATATTATAATATATTAGGATTGTTAAAAATCAACTATTGAAACTTGTATCTTATAACTACAACACCTGAACCGCCTGCAGCACCTGTTATACCTCCACTACTGTCAGAGCCGCCACCTCCGCCGCCACCAGTGTTGGCTGTACCTGCACTTGCAGCAGCACCAATATCACCACCATCACCTCCACCTTGAGATCCTGCGCCACCTGGATTATCATTTCCTTGGCCACCTCCGCCGCCACCAGCACGGCCAACAGGAGAACCTGTAATTGTTGAGGTTGTTCCACCACCACCTGGGCCTGCAGTTGGAGAACTAGCTCCAGCACTACCTGCTGCAGCATGACCTCCGCCACCAGCACCTCCTCTAGTTCCTTGTCCTGAAACACTGCCTCCATTATTTCCTTGAGGGGGACTTACAGAAGGAGTATTACCTGAACCACCTGCAGCGCCACCAAAAGCAGGAGCGTCTGTTCCACCTCCGCCTCCGCCAGAACCACCATCAGCACCAACCCCATTATATGAACCTGTGCCTTTTCCACCACCTCCGCCACCTGCAGAAGTAACAGAAGAAAAAACTGAATTTGATCCAGGATTACCTTGAGTTGAAGCAGACGATTGTGCTCCGCCTCCTCCACCAATAGTAATTGGATATGCTTGTGCGGATACAGATAATCCTCCTGTAGCGGGATTAGGGTAAGATTCACGGTAACCACCGGCTCCGCCTCCACCTCCACCACCTCCTGCAGCAGCGTTCATTCCTGCACCACCACTCGCTCCACCAGCAACAACCAAATAGTCAACAGTGTTTGAACCTCCTGGACTACCTGCGTCTGTAACAGTGAAAGTTCCAGTAGACGTAAAGGTATGAATTTTAAAATTACCTGATGTAGTTACGGTACCACCTGTTGCTGCAAGAAAAGTTGGTGCTCCTAAATCACTTACATTACTCTCGTTTGTGTATAACCAACCTTTTGTCGAGTCAGCAAAAACTAAAACAACAGAGGCTCTGTTTGTTTCTATTGAACTGTCATCAGCACTTCCTTGAATATTAGAACTATTTCTAGCTATGGTGAGGTTGTTTGATGCAAATGTGCCTGCATAATCTTTTATGGCAACAATAGCTCCCGCACTTGGAGAGGCGGGTAATGTGACTGTTATTGCTCCAGAGGTTGTATTGACAAAATATCCTTCTCCTGAAACTGCTGTAAAGTCAGATGTTTTAATTGCACTCTGCCAATTCACAGCTCCATTATAAGTTGCTCCAAAACCTGTTGAGGTTGCCCCAGAACCTAGAGCGATTGTGTCTCCATTCTCACCTAGAGTTAATGTGGTTGCTGTCTTGGGTTTAAGCGTATCAACGCTTATCGCACTATTGGGTCCATCGAGTTCTAAATCTGCCATAACGATAAGATACTATAATAATTGGAATTGAAAAGAAAGATTTACTATGGGTTCATCATTCTTATTTGGTGTTAAATAATGATTGAGTTCAGAGTTAAATAGAACAAATCTATTGTGAAATAGAGGAATCCTATATCTAGCATGTTTTTCTCTACCTTTGTTATATTCAAATATTAAATCTGAGGGAATTTCATTATCTGATAATGTGTATATGCAAGATATATCAGACGAGTTCCATAGATCAAATTCATCAATGTGATGATGAGTATTTATAGTATGTCCTTTGTTTTGTACCATAGCTGCTCTTTGTTTTATTACAGGTGTTTTCATATACTCACCTCGATAATGATCACGAATATAATCTATAATCCATGTAAGATGTTGATCATCGTCAACATGTACATAGTCTTTATGATAATTAAAAACATCATCACTTTGAAATTTATTGTCAGAATAATTTTGTAGAATATTTGTTTGAATACGATCGAGATTTAATTTGTCTTTGAGGATAGATGGTATTTCATCAAATATAATAAATTGTTCTGTAAGAGTAATCTTACTTTGCATTTATATTATAGAGATACCCAATTAGATGCAGAGGCATCCCAACGAAAGTTTCCTGCAGGATCTTCTTGATCAGTTGCAATCCAACGAGTGTTACTCTCATCCCAAGAAATTCTGTAAGCTTTAGTAGGATCACCATATTCAGTTACAGAAGGATAAGTAACAGGTGCATCCCATGTGCAAGAAGTTTCATTTAATACCCATGAGTTATAAGGTTTAGGTGCATAGAACGCATCACGATCCTCATCATAAGTAAATCCTATACTTGCATAATTTTTTCTAAAAGCTTTTGATTGATCAGAAGATTCTGAACCATCTGCTTGATAGTGTTTACCACCACGTGTGTTGTAGGAAGTTTTCTTCCAAAGTGGCCAACCGTGAATGTTTTCTAAAAACTGTACTCCAACAGCTTCGTCTTCATTACCATTAGAATCTTGACAATCAGCGTCAGCTACAACTTCTACTCCGATAACTTTGGAGTTAATACCTAATTTTGCATAATGTGCCATGTTATTTACCTGCTCTTAATTTAATCTGTTTTATTAATTTTTCAATCATTGGTTTTATGAAATTAAATCCCATTGTTGGTCTGTTTCATTCCAATCATATGTTTGTCCATCATCGGGATAAGCAACAGGTGCTTCCCAAAGACAAGTATCTTCATCTAATGTCCAACTGTTAAAAGGTTTAGGTGGAATGAATGCATCTCTAGTTTGATCGTATTTATATCCAATACCAGCAAAGTTTTTTCTAATATTTCCATTGTAAGATGTTTGTTTCCAAACATCTCTTGTTCCATATAAATTATTTAAAAAATCTACACCAGCTTGTTCGGTTGTAGCAATATCATTAGACACTACTTCAACTCTTTCAATTATGTTTCCTGTTCCTAATTTTGCAAAATGTGCCATTATGCTGTGTAACTCCCACTTGCGTTAAATGTTAATATTGTATCTGAACCGCTTGTTGTAACCGAAGGTGAACCAGTTGTTGTGCCTGTGTAGTCAGCAGTTGGCATACGAAGTATAACAATTCCAGAACCACCAGAACCAGCAGTATTTTGATAGTTTGCTGCACCACCGCCACTACCTGTGTTTGCTGTTGCAGAAGTACCATTAGAACTCACACTTCCAGCACCGCCTCCGCCTGTGCCTCCAGAACCAGCAGTACCACTACTATTTGTACCACCTCCTCCGCCTCCACCAGCTCGTGTAACTGAAGAGCCTGTGATTGTTGAAGCAACACCATTACCACCATTTCCAGCAACAGTTGTGGTAGCATTTCCACCGACAGCAGAAGCACCTCCACCTCCACCACCTTTTCTATTTGGATAACCTCCACCTTGTCCAGTACCACCATTAAAACCTTGATTTGCTGTTCCAGAACCTCCAGATCGTGTTCCACCATTTGATGTCATTCCAGCTCCACCACCAGAACCTCCATCTGCACCGACATTAATAACAACATGGTTAGCACCACCATTAGAACCACCGCCACCTCCACCAATAGATGTAATTGTTGTTAAACCAGAACCAGAAATTGATGAATTAGAACCATTATTACCTTTAGCTGTGTCACTAGAGGTTCCAGCACCACCGCCACCAACTGTGACTGTGTATTGAGTTCCAGGTGTAACCTGTAATGCAGACTCCGAAGAACCTCCACCACCAGATGATTCAGAGTTGTATGATGCTCGATAACCTCCAGCACCTCCGCCTCCACCACTATCTACTCCACCAGCAGCTCCACCAGCAATAACTAAAAAATCAACACTATAGGTAGGAGATACAGGATTGTCCTCTGAAACTTCGTCTGATGTTGGAATCCAACCTTTGGTTGCACCAGAGTAAACTACTCTTAATCCTTGACCACTTGTATCGTATTCAACATTGTATGTATCATCTTCACCTTGATAGTTTAATCCGTTACTATCTATTATAATTTTGTTTGTTCCCCATGTTCTTGCGTAATCTACTAATTCAATCGTGTCACCGACACTTGCAGAAGAAGGGAAAGTTATGGTGCATTGATTAGAGGTTGTATCAATCCAATAGCCCCTACCAGCAACCGCTGTCAATGTTGATCCTGTAACAATAGTTGACTGCCAATCAGTTCCTGTTTCAATACCTGTAAGGTTTGCACCAGATACTGCAGGTAGTGTTGCAGGGAATCGTGCGTCAGGAACCGTTCCTGAAGTTAAGTTATCAGCATTAAGTCCTGTAAGTCCACTTCCGTCAAGTGTTCCTACCACATTAACAGTGTCACCTGATTGTCCTAATGTCAGGGTATCCCCTGAGTAAGATTTTATATTATTTACTTTTATATCACTTGCCATTTTTAATCCTTATTGAAACTTGTACCTTATAATCACGACTCCTGAGCCACCTGCTCCTGAAGTATTTTTATCTCCACCAGAGCCGCCACCTCCACCACCAGTATTAGCTGTACCAGCGCCTGCATTATTACTTGGACTTGCACCAGAGCCGCCGCCTCCAGGGCCACCAGCGCCTGCAGTGGTAGGAGAACCCGAAGAGTACGCACCGCCACCACCACCACCAGCTCTTGTGACAGAAGAACCTGTAATTGAAGAGGCTGTTCCATTTCCACCAGGTGCACCACCATACGAAGCACTATCGCCTGTGTCAGAACCTGCTGAAGAGGCTCCTCCACCGCCACCTCCACCACCAGAATTAGGTGTTGGGCTTTGAATACCACCAGGATTACCTTGAGGGGGGCTAACGGAAGGAGAATTACCTGCGCCCGCTGTAGTGGTTTGATGGTTTGTAACTCCACCACCTGAACCACCAGGAGAACCAGGAGAACCAAAAGAACCTGTATCAGTTCCTCCGTGCCCACCGCCAGTGGATGTAATAGATGAAAAAATTGAATTATTACCAGGATTACCAGTGTTATTCTGACCTGATGTAGCAGCTCCACCTGCTCCAATCGTAATTGGATAACCTTGAGCAGAAACTGATAAACCTCCTGTGGCAGGATTAGGAAAAGATTCTCTATACCCACCTGCTCCAGCTCCACCTGCTCCATAGGTTAAATTATTGCCAGCGCCAGCTCCACCTGATCCTCCACTAGCAACTACGAGATAGTCGACAGTGTTAGATCCTGCTGCGGAACCTGCGTCTGTAACAGTAAAAGTTCCTGATGAAGTAAATGTATGAATTTTAAAATCACCGGAGGTTGTTATTGTTCCTCCAGTAGCAGCTACAAATGATGGAGCTAAATCACTTACATTACTTTCGTTTGTGTAAAGCCAACCTTTGGTTGCATCCACGTAAACTAAAACAACAGATGCTCTATTTATTTGTATTAAGCTGTCATTTGCGACACCTTGAATGTTTGATCCATTTCTTGCAATCGTTAAATTATTAGTTGCAAAGGTTGCTGCATAATCTTTAAAAGCAACTTGATCACCTGCACTAGGTGAAGCTGGTAATGTCGCTGTTATGGCACCTGATGTCGTATTAACAAAATAACCCTCACCTGCAGCCGCAGTAAAGTTAGCTGCTTTAATTGATGATTGCCAATCGATTCCTACAGGTATTGTCCCTGAAGAACCTAAAGAAATTGCAGTTCCATTAATTGTAATAGCTGAATTATCTAAAGAAGAATTAGGAATAGATCCTGCTGTATAAACAACAGTGTCTCCTGATCCTCCAAGGGTTAATGTTCCGTTTCTACTTTCAACGGCATCTACTTTAATCTTTGACATTTATAATATCACCAATGTTCCTGTAACTGTTTGTGTTCCTGTAACTGTAACAGGACCTGCTAAAACTCCAGAGTCAAGAGTCTGATCATCACTAAGTGTTGAGTTATGTGTCGTCACATATGTTGTAGCATCCATACTTGAAGAGGGTGCTTTTGATGCAGGATAAGTACAGATAACTGTCTTCTCTCCCGCAGAAAAATCTACTAAACTGTCTGAATTAGATGATGAGATAACGGTTGTTCTTGATAATGTATCAGGACTTGCGTCAGTAACAGTGCCTCTACCTACTTCAAATTCAGTACCAGCAAATATTGAATAAAATGTTTCTTTACCATTACCTACTCCTACAACAAAGGTTTCAAAACCTTCAACAGCACCTGCTAAATTAACAGTGCCTGTTCCTGTAGTGGTTGTAGTTTCTTTAACACGATCGTTTAAAATCAATTGAGCCATGTATTAATTTATAGCACTAAGCTACCTCTCTGTCATCAACTTCTGTCCATACATTATTAGCAGAATCATCAACTTCTGTCCACGTATTAGTATTACTGTCGTCTACAGGAGTCCATGCATTATTGACTCCTGGTATCACAGGAGACCATGCGATAACACCAACACCTGTTTGACCAACGGATAATTCAACACCTGTTGGAGTGACTAAAGCGGAAGCTGTTGTGGTGACACTGCCTTGAGCAGAAGTAATCGCCTGTCCTGTAACAGAGACAACGGCTCCTGCTTGACCTTCAGCCTGACCTTGAACAACGGTGAGTGCTATTCCTGTAGGTGTAACTAAAGCCGAACCAGTGACATTTTCATCACCGATTGCTGTAGTTAAACTTTGTCCTGTAACATCGACATCAACATTAGTAAAAGCAGTAGCACTTCCTTGAGCTGAGGTTAATGCAATTCCTGTTACGGGAACATTAGCGTCAGCGGAAACTGTTTCATCACCGATTGCTGTAGATATAGCTTGTCCTGTAACAGAGACAAGGGCAGATCCTGTAATAACAGAATCACCAATAGTTGTTTCAATAAGAGCTTCTGCTCCAACGACAATGGTCGTCTGACCACCTGCGGAAATAGAATAAGGACCAATTGCAAATGACGTAGATTCACCTGTTGGGAAAACCGTAATGTCAGGTAAGAAGACAGTGACATCTCCTTCTGTTGAAGTTAGAGATTCACCTGTTGGGAAAGCAGTGACTCCTGCTCCAATTGCAACGGAACCTTGAGCACTAGATAAAGCTTGTCCAGTAACTGTAACGTTAGCATCCGCACTAACGGTTTCATTACCTATAGCTGTACTGAGAGATTGTCCTATAAGTGTAACAACAGCACTACCAGATATAGTAGCTGTTCCAACAGCAGTGGATAATGCTATGCCCGAAAGGGCAACGGTAGCGTTCTTACTACCTTGAGCACTAAACGAATCTTCAGCAAAGGTTGTAGTTCCAAAAAACATAACTGTATCTTAGCCCAACTACAACAAAAGCTAAATGATTATATTAAGATATTCTTAATATAGCGTTAGATGCGTCTGCTGTTGGGAACTGAATTGTAAATGTACCTGATGTTGAAGTTTTTACTGCACCAAAATCTAGAACCATAACTGCTGCATTTGTATTAGTTGTTGCAGTAGTGTTTGAATTATAGATAACGGCAGCTTGTGCTGAAATTGTTGCACTTGTAAAACTTAGGTCAGCGAAATCAATAAATGCTGTTGTACCAGATCCTGCGGCACCCGAGTTGGTTAACGCTCCACCACCTGCAGCATAAGTGCCTGAAGCACTAACTTCGTTACCAGTGCCATATGCGGTAGTAGTAGCATCTAAAGATGCAGAATTGTCATACAAAGCAAGTTTAAATGCGTCTCCACCAGATGCACGAAAATCGTGTTCGCCTTCTAATAGTTCTACTTTAAAACTATTGCAGACTGCTTGTGTAATGGCCATCTTTACTTACCTCCTGGAGCCACTGATTGTAACGGCACACGCAGGACTCCGTCTGCGTATTCGTCTCTTCGTTTCCTGCCCATTTGAGTAACAGATAAACCTTGTACAGCTTGACTGTACTTCTGATCGTATAATTGCACAAATGTAGGATTTTTCAAGTAGGAAAAGGCTTCAGCGCATACACCATATATTAATATTTCAGGTGCATTTGTAGAAAGAAATGTTGTGGTATTTGTACTTGATAATCTGTCAGGTGTTTTATTATACCAAAGCTCTACTGTATAAGCAGCATCTGGTGTAGGTGCAAATATAAGGGTATTCTGATCCCAGTTTGCATAATAAAATGGTTTTCCTGTATTATTAATTCTATCTACATTATATTCGTCAATAAAAGTTGTATCTCTTTGTTCTGCCCAAGTACGATCTTTTGTTGTGTTATCAACAATTTGAACGCCTCTTTCTAAATCAAAATCATCAGGTAAAGTAATAAAAGGACTACCTATAGTAAAACTTGAAGTGGCAAACTTACGAAAAGCATCAAGATCTAATTGTTTTTGTACTTTATTTTCAGTGTTAATTATAAATACATTTAGAATAGCGTCTGTTAAAACATCAGATCCTACCTCTGTATAATTTCTAACGTTGCTAAGAAGTTCAGTATAATTCATGATATGCTCACAGTGACATTACCAACTTTAGCAGTAATTATCAACTTTTTGATTTCAGTAGAAGGCTGCATTCCATCAGACTCAAAACTACTGTCTCCTGGTGCATTGACATACACAGTCACAGGTTCTTGTCTGGCTGGTCTTGGATCATGTAAAGCTACGGCATCTGCAGGATGATAAGGTGGATCTAGTTGTGGATGTTTAGGTTCAAAACATTCAGGACATGTAAATAAACCATTCCATTCCTGTTTTAGTTCAAGATATTTATATTGCTGTCCACATCTATCGCAGATAGCTAGTGCAAATTTACCGTTTGCAAAAGTCATTTTACCCTACATAAAAGTCACGAGGCACAATATGCACTGAAGTAGATTGACTATCTTCTGTTAATGCTCTTTGTAATTCTGCTTCGTATCTTCTTTCTAATTCTTGTGAACGTTCAGGAGCTACTTCTTGTGATGTGTAGTAAGCTAGTCCTGAAACTAAACAAGGTAAAAATCTGTAAGGAGCATCAGGAGTATTAGTATAAACACCCGCATCTTCAATTCTTCCTACATAATAATAATTAATCTGTGTGTCTGTTGTATTAGGTGTTTGATATAACGTTATTGTAACGTTTGATAAATTTCTTCGTACGTAATATTGACTAGGTGTGCCTTGTGATGTTTTGTTAGGTAAGTTCTCATACTCAGATCTAGAAATCTTAGTCATACTAGTATCAGTAGAACCATTTCTAAATACAACCTCTAATACATCAGATGCATCGGAGGGTGCAGTATATGTTGTTGTCCCAGCTGTTAAATTAGCTGTGTTATTTTTTACTTTCCAAAGGTGAATACCTCGGTTTCCCCATTCAGAAAAAAGTAAATTAAGATTATCTCTTGCTGCGGATAATTGATATCCAGTGCGCACATCCATACCACAACGAGCATAGGCACGCTCAACAAGCCTATCAATACTTAAATCGAATGATGTGGTTCCCGAGGTAGCCATAAATTATTTCTTTTTCTTGTTTTTCTTCTTTACTTGTTTTTTTGCTTTACCGCCACGTTTCATAGCAACAGGCTTACCGCCTCTTTTCATGGCTTGCTTTTTCATTCCCATCATATCGTTTCTCCTTTTTAAAAAGTTTTTCGTAGTCGTTTTGCCGAGTTTTTACGACATCATCATAATACTCAGTTGGCCAATTTTTATAATAACCTATCTTATGTAGTTTGCAACTTGCTTCATACAGCTGTTTAAATTTCTGTATTAGCATCATACTGTACTGATACTCAGGCTCCCAATCACACTCCTCATGTGGATTTACAAGGAATTCTTGTTCTTCTACAGTAGCAGGATTGCTTGGATGAAATCCCATAAAATATACATCTCGTTTATTATAGGTTTTGTTGTAAAAATCTATCTTATCTTGAAATTGTTCAGCATCATACTGTTCCCAATAAGGGTCACAAAAGATAATAATGTCATGTTGTTTTTTATTCCAATCTTTTAATACGTTTGTGAGATGCTTCTCATATTTTGTTTTATCAGGTCTGACTTCAATACGAAGCTTATTATCTCTTCTCCATTTTGCAGCAAAAGGACATGCTGGGAAACCTAAATGTTGATTCATGGGTTCTAAGACATTCTTAGACCAATTGATCACATCACTTTTTATTTTTTCTGCTAGTTTTTTTCGAGACAATTGTTTTTACATTGGTGGGTTTACCACCTGGATTGCCAGCAGCACGTTTTCTTCGTACTGCTGACGCTTTTTGAGATGTGCTCATACCTCTTGCTTTTGCAAGTGGAACACATTTTGGATATTTTCTTTTTGAACCTTTAGACCTACCGCAGGGTTGGTACTTACCATCTTTTTTAGGTGCACCAATGTCCACCCATTTTTCTTTCACCCAAGCACGTAAACCTTTTTTAGCCATTACCAGATTTGATTATAAATGGCCCATAGAACAACTAATACAAAAACACCAGCAATTGCTTTGCCTTTTTTGTTTAAGTTCTTCCACTTACTCCATAATTTTCCCATAATGTACCTCCTTAACTGAGTGTGGTTTCTTTCCTACGTATTACTCCACCACAGGCAGCAGCAATAATCTTACCACCTCTGGCTTTTCTATTTGCAGAAACTTGTTTTCTAGATTGAGATATTTCGTTTACAGAACCACCAAATGCTTTTTTCTTTGGTTTCTTTTTACCGCCAGGTGTTACTTTACCTGAGCAAACTGCACTAGCATACATATTTGCATATGCGCTAGGATAAACTTTAAACTTTCTTTTTGCGGCGGCTTTGCCTTTTGCGCACAACTTTCCCATTTTTTTTACCTCCAGGTTTCATTATTTGTTGAGCCATTTGTGATCTACTTATGGCCATTAATACTCATTATAATTCTTTATTAAAAACTCTTCCATCCAAGCCATCTTTTCATCAATCGCTTGAATTTGTACTTTTATAACAGCTAAGTCTTGTTGCATTTTTGCAACACTATCTGCTTTAACTTCTACCGCATTTAAACGTTCTGACCACATGCCCCATGTCATAGCTAAAGTGCCAAATAGCACTAGATAGGGTAATACTGTTTTAATTTCTAGTTTCATTTTGTTTTAGCACTCATATTACTTAAAGGGTTATTTAAAGCCTTATTAATTTGTAAGTCAAGGTTTTCTTCTATGAGTTTTAGCTCATCTAAAAGCTCTCTCGTGTCCTCTTTTTGTCTATCTTCTACGTCATTGACAATTTCGGTGATATGTCTTACGTCTCCTTCCATAGAGCGTAAATCCGTTTTAAGGTCATCTTTAAGTTCACGACTAACCTGACTTATTAGGTCTATTTCACCTAGTATAATTTCTAATTCACTTTTTAAAGCATTTAATTGTTGTGATACAAGCTCTACTTGTGCTTGAGTTTGACTTTCTACGAGTGCAATCTTTTTATCAAATCCGCTTAAATCAGGCTCCTGATAGGCCTCTATGGCTGCGGACATATCTTGAAAACGCTTATACATTTCAAATCCGCCATACAAAGCACCCACGGCACTACTAAGTGCAAGGATGATTGCCATCATTTTTCCTCCTTTAAAGGAAATTCCGCCTATCGAGACTTCTGCCATTGTGAGTTCACCATATCATTCATTGTTTCATTTTGAGCCTTATTGAAGAGCATACCATACGGATCATCTATTGTCTTGTTTAAATACTCAGTAACATTTGTATCTTGTATGTATGCTTGACTATCAAAAAAGGTTTTTGTATTGCCAAGTATTTGCATCACAATCAAGGTTTTTGTTTGAGCAGCATCATCATATCTGGCTTTATCATCTATCTTTTTAACTATTTTTGTGGCAGCTTTCTCTTTTTTTGTTACTTTAGGTTCAGATGATTTCTCTTCTTTTGGCTTTTCTTCTGGATCTTTTTCTTTTTCTTTTGGTTGCAGTTCTTTTTGTTCTGATTCCTGTGGTTCTTCTTGAGATTCTTCGATAGTCTCTTCCTCAGGTTCAGCCTCTACAACTACAATTTCTTCCATTTCCATTTCAATCTCCATCTCAAGTTCTGTTTCAACTTCAACAATTTCAGGTTCTGGCTCTGGTAAGTTAATTTCAATTTCAGCTATTTCTAATTCAACACTTGCAAGTGTTACCTCTTCTACCTCAGGTTCTACAGGAGTGAATGATATCTCTCCTTCTTCCATACTAATATCATTATATTCAAACACTTCTTCAACAAAGTCTAATTCAACAGGGTTAAAAATATCTAAATAATATATCTCTTCTAAAGTTGTGATGTGTTGAGTAACAATAGTATTAATTACATTGTAAAAAACATTGATGCTAACATCATCAAACATTGGACCAATGGCCATATTGATATCTCTTCCACCAACCTCAACAATTATTTTATCTAATACACCACTGAAATTGAAAGAACCGTTATAAGATTGGTAGCCTGTTGATACTCCAGATTCAGACAAGACGTCAGTGCCTGAAAAGACCGAAGTAGTTCCGTTAAATCCTGAAACGTGCATATATATTCTATCTTGAGCATCTTGTTTATCTACTTTAATTGAGTATTTGACTTCTCCACCGTTATCTATTTGTAAATCTGATATGTCAATAGTGTTAAAGAATGTTGTACCCATACCATCAACACCCATAGTAGATGTTGAATTACCACTGCCTGTAATCATGGCACATTTATCTGTACCTAACTGTCCACAACTATTGCCACTAGGCATACTTGCAGGACCTTGACCCGACCAGTCATAATCCATATCACCTTCTTTACTCGTGCTTACATAATCATTATCACCATCAAGAATGTCTCCTGAATCTTCATTAGTGACGGTGGTGGTAGTGGTTGTAACTGTGGTGGTAGTAGTTGTAATTATTTCTGTGCCCTTGTCTTCTTCAGTAATGTCAATCTGAGTATCTTCTGTAATAGTTACTCCAGGAATACAAAGACCTTCTACATCAGGTAGACAATCTGCTCTAGAATAAGAGGAGACCAGTAGTAATAAGGAACAAAGTCTTATAAATTGCAATATGACCTGCATCACTTAATTCTCCTTCAACAGGTTTTGCAGCCTGTACATATTCAGTTTTATATCTACTGCCATCTGGAATTTTATCAGGGTTTTCTTCCCAATATGTAGCTGCTTCAGCACCTATCAAACCTCTAACAGGGCACGGGGTCCCCGCGTCCATCATACTCGTCCAAACACGAGGGTCTTGACAAAGTAGGGCCACCGCCGAGACTTTCATGCCAAAAGCATACTGACTGCGAGATAATTTTAAAAGCTGACATAGCTCATCGTCTACTAAAACTCCTGTAGCTAAACCTAACACATTATTCTGTATACTTCCGCCAACACCCACTTTACATATATCTGAATTAGAGTTTGGAATTACAGGTGCGTTTGCTGTTGGTGGTGTATTATTAACTACCGTACTCGACACGGTATTGGTCTCAGCTTTTACATCAGTTATTGTAGCTGTTAGTGTGAAGAAAAAAAGAATTGTTATAAGTAGTTTCATCTAGCA